ACCAAACATCGGAATAAGTGACATTTATTTGATTACAAACACCGTTTCGCCAATTAATGTTTTTAGAGTTGGCGCCAATGAATTTGAAAGTTCAAAAGTTTTTTTAAATATGAGCGACGAATTTGTTATAAATTATTATGATTTTTCAATACAGTATAATTTAACAATAAACGTTCCTTTGGCTTTTTATAATACGTTGGGATCTACTAACGAAATAAGAAATTCAATAATTCGAAATTTTGCAGATAAATATATTAACGCAGGTTTAACCTATCAAATCATAACATATTAAAAAATGAAAGTATTAAATATTTCAAATATTAGCAGTTCAAACGCAATGCCGATAAAGTCAGGTACTTTGCAATTTTTACAGGACGCGCACAAAGAAACAATTGCGGGACTTATAACAAATTTAATTCCAAACCCTGACGTTAATACTATTTATATTTTATCGGGTTGTAAAAATTCAACAGTTGCGCCAATACATACGTTGTCCGCAGGGGTTTTGTATTATAACGGCGAAATATACAATTTTGACGGCGCGACTTTTACATTAACAGGGTTGCAAAAAGCATACGCAAGGATCCAAACAACGCAATATTTAACAAATGCCGACCCCGTGCAATTTACAGACGGAGTTAGTCGAAACGTTCACAATATCAGAAAAATAGTAATTGAAAACACGACTGTAAGTTCAGGACTTCCTGAATTTAAAGACTTTGTAGTTATCAACAATTGGTTAAAAGGGGACACAAAAGAGGTTGTTTGCGATAGCACTTATTTAGCAACAAATTTTGACGGAACAGGACTTGGGCGTTTAGAGCGTTTGGGGTGGGCGATAATGAACGGGAACAACGGAACGCCAAACGATAACGGTCGAACTGTTATTGCTTACGGTTCAAGTTATACAACATTAGAAGCGACGGGCGGTTCAAAAGACGCTGTAGTCGTTGAACACTCGCACACAGTTACAACGGCAACAAGTGACGTTGACGGGACGTCGTTGTCTTCGGGTTCGGGAACATTAGGAACGCATACAACAAGCACGACAGGAGTTTCGGGCGTCGATAAAAATATGCAACCGTATGTCGTTCGTTTACGAATAATGAAAATTTAAAAAAGTGAGCGTTTCAAAATATAGACGCGTAACGGCGTACCCAAGCCCTTTGAATTTTAAAAAATTAAAAGAAGCGACGGACGCCCGAAACGTAAGCAAAAGCAAAGTTATTAACGAAGCGTTAACCGTCTATTTTAAAGAAAACAAAACAATTTAATTAAATATTTTATTGTTTTTATTAAAAAAGTATTACACAATTTAGAATAAACCTAAATTAAGATAAAAATTTTATACATTTGTATTATGATTTATTGTATTGACGAAAATATCGACGAACCAATTATGTTAATTAATTCACACATCGGATTTGATGAGGTGGACGGAATGGGCATTGACGGGGCGTTATTTCAAAAAGAATTATTATATTTGGATACGTTGGGAAAAAAACGGATCCAAATTTGGATAAATTCAATTGGCGGGGTTGTTATGGACGGTTATTCTATTGCGTCGGCAATATTAAAAACAAATACACCTGTTGACACTTTCAACGTTGGAATTTCGGCAAGTATTGCAGGGGTTATTTTTATGTGTGGAAGAAACCGCGTCGCAATGGATTACAGTTTGTTAATGATCCACAAACCAAGTGGCGGAAACGACGACAAGGTTTTGGAATTAATGCAAGATAGTTTAATTACTATGTTATGCGCTAAAAGCAATTTAACAACTGAACAAGTTTCGGAACTTATGAACGCAACAAGTTGGATAAATTCGGACGAATGTTTGCAAATGGGTTTTGCAACAGAAATTGAAAAAACGGCAAAAGCCGAAACGATAACGGCGACAAATTACGCCGAAATATTCACGCAAGCGAATAAGATTACAAACAAAATTTTAAAACCAATAATTAACACAAAAAAAATTATGTTAAAAGTAACGAACAAATTAGGGCTAAACGCCGAAGCAAGCGAAGAAAGCATTGTCGACGCAATCGAGCAAATGAAAAACGCGTCAGCGGAAGAATTACAGGCGTTAATGCTTGAAATGGAACAAATGGAATCAGCATTGGAAGCATTAAAAGAAAAATACGAATCTTTAATGTCACAAACAGAAGCAGAAAAAGAAGCAAGAGAAGAAGAAGACGCGATCGAAATGGTTTCTAACTTTGCAAAGTTAGGACGTATCAAAAACGACGACGACAATTTGAAAATGTGGGTTAATTTAGCGAAAAAAGATTTTGCAGGAACAAAAACAATGATCGAAAATCTACCGTTAAACGCAACAGCAAACAAAATTGAAAACAAAATAGTTAACGCAGACGCGCCAACTTTTGTAAACGGCGAAGACTTTATGTCTTATGAATTAAAACAAATCAACAACAAAAACAAAAAATAAAAAAATATGTCATTAAGTACAACATCGAACTTTACCCAATTTGAAAAAGGGTTTTTCATTACGGAAGCCGTTATCGGTTTAGACACAATCAACAAAGGTTTGGCATACATTGCGCAAGGAGTTAAAAACGATCAATACGCGTTCCCTGTATTAACAGCGAATGTGGTTTTAAACCCAAGAACGGATTTACCTGTCGATAACGACACGACCGTTTTATCAAATAGAACAATCACACTTGGAGCGTTTGAAGCGTTTGAAAAATTTGATCCGTCAATTTTCGAAAACCATTGGCACACGACAGAATTAGCGGACAAAATGTTGTCACGTTCATTGCCTGCAACTTTTGTGAACTATTTAGGTTCGTATTACACGGCTAAAACTTTCGCACCTGTTGAAAGAATGATACACGAGGGATCAACTTCGTACACAACATCAGCAAGCACGACGGCGTCTGTTAATTATTCAATCAAACATTTTGACGGTTTAATCAAACAAGCGTTAAACGCTACAACGCCCGCGTTACAAGTTGCGTCGCCTGTTGCGTTAACAAGCGCAAACATTATTTCTAAAATGGAAGCGGCAAAAGCATTAATGCCAAAGGCGTTGTTGGCGCAAGCGGATCGTTACAAGAAATTAAAATTTATTATGTCAGTTGAAGACGCGCAAAAATATGAAGACGCTTTGACAAATACATCGTTTAAAAACAACGATACAACAGAAGCGGGGATCAATAAATATAAAGGTTACACAGTTGAAGTAACGGCAGGCTTACCTGAAAACACTTTTTACTTTTGTGAAGCAACTTCACAGGTAACGTCAAATATTCAGTTAGCGGTTGCGTCATTAGACAACCTTTCGTTTATCGTTGACAGATACGTTTCGTATGCGCAATTATGGTTTTACAAAGCCGTTGCAAAAATGGGCGTAGGAATTGCAAAACCAAGCGAGTTTGTAATCTATACAACAAAAACGCTTGCGAATTTTAACGCATAATTTAAAACAACACAATTACAAAAACCGCTTTTAAATAAGCGGTTTTATTTCATAAATAT